ATCCACCAGAGGTGTACGAGCGCCGGAACTTGAACGAGAACAACGGCGCACTGAACATTTTTTCCAGAAAACTGACTTCCGTCCTTGGCTCACTGTTTGGGCCAAGGGGCGGCAAGTTTATGAATAATCCCTACGGGGCTTTTCAGGACTCAACCGACCAGACGGCGGCCAACACCACCACGGCCTATCCCGTCACATTTAACACGACAGACTTCAGCAATGGCGTGACAATAGCCAGCAACAGTCGGATCACAGTGGCCGACAGCGGAATCTGGAACTTGCAGTTTTCCATTCAGTTTACAAATACGACAAATGCCTCGCAGGATGTGGATGTCTGGTTTCGGGTCAATGGGACAAATGCGGCCAACTCAAACAGCAGGTTTGGCTTTGCGCCCCGAAAGGGTGTTGGCGATCCATTCCATACCATTGCGGCCATGAATTATTTCTTGAGCTTGAATGCGACTGACTATGTGGAGATCATGTGGAGGACAACCGACATCGGTGTTCAAATTGAGCAGTACGCTGCTGGAACAAGTCCGACACGACCAGCAGTGCCATCGGCCATCGTCACGATGAGCTTTGTGTCCAACCTACCGACCATATAGCCATGTACATCCCACTAAAACTACCACCAGGCATTTACAGGAACGGCACGGAGTACCAAGCAGCAGGCCGCTGGTATGACGCGAATCTGGTGCGCTGGTACGAGAACACCTTGCGGCCTATGGGCGGCTGGAGGAAGCGCTCGGCAAGCCAGATGACGGGTCTGTGCAGGGGCTTTATTACTTGGCGCAACAACAGCGGTGAGCGATTCATTGCCGCTGGTACGCAATCCAAGCTGTACGCCATGAACGAGGCGGGGACACTCAAAGAAATCACCCCAACCGGCATTACTGCCGGCATTGCCGATGCCACGATCAAGACCGGCTACGGCTACGGCACATATGGCACATACGCCTATGGCGTGGCTCGACCTGATCTTGGTGGGCTGATCCCCGCCACCACATGGAGCTTGGACACATGGGGCGAGTATCTGGTGGCCTGCTCAAGCGCTGACGGCAAGCTCTACGAGTGGCAGCTTGGCTTTACAACGCCGACACTGGCAGCGGCCATCACCAACGCGCCAACGGGCAACAAGGCTCTTTTGGTCACTGCCGAGCGCATCCTGTTTGCCCTTGGCGCTGGTGGCAACCCACGCAAGGTGCAGTGGTGTGACCAAGAGGACAATACAGTCTGGACGCCTGCGGCCACCAATCAGGCTGGTGATTTTGAGTTGGCTACAGTTGGCTCATTGATTGCCGGCAAGCGAGTCAAGGGTGTCAACCTGCTCTTTACAGATGTGGATGTACACACGGCGGTGTACTCTGGAGCACCTTTTGTGTACGGCTTTGAGAAAGCCGGATCTGGCTGCGGCCTGATCTCAGCTCAATCTGTGGCGGCCATAGACACGGCGGCCATCTGGATGAGCAAGTCTGGTTTCTGGACTTATGACGGCTATGTCAAGCCCCTACCAAGTGATGTGTCTGACTATGTGTTCAGCAACATGAACTTCAACCAAGCGTCCAAGGTCTACGCTGTCCACAACAGCCAATTTGGCGAGATCTGGTGGTACTACCCGAGCAGCGGCAGCAACGAGAATGACAGCTATGTCACCTACAACTACCGCGAAAACCACTGGAACATAGGCTCATTGGCCCGTACTGCTGGCACTGATGCGGGTGTGTTCACCAACCCGCTGCTGGTATCAAGCGATGGCTACATCTACGAGCATGAGGTCGGCTTTGCCTACGACAGCGCCAGCGTCTACGCTGAGTCTGGGCCAGTGCAGCTTGGCAACGGCGACAACCTGATGTCGGTGCGGCAGGTTGTCCCAGATGAGCAAACACTTGGCGAGGCGGTGGTTTCATTCAAGACCCGTAATTACCCGACAGGCGCTCAGTCCACCTTTGGGCCATATACGGCGGCCAACCCCACGGATGTCCGGTTTTCTGGCCGGCAGGTCAACATGAGGGTGACGGGTGCGGTTTTGGCTGATTGGCGCATCGGGGTGATGCGGCTGGATGCGGTGGCCGGCGGCAAGCGGTGAGTGATATTGAGCATTTGAATAGGCTGCGCCACCATGTGGAGGCTGCTTTAGAATACTCTGGAGGCACACATAATTTTGACGATGTTGCCGAGATGGTGGGGGATCACAGATTGCAATTGTGGCCGGCCTCAAACTCGGTGGTATTGACAGAGATCATTGTCTATCCGCGACTCAAGAACCTTCATTACTTCTTGGCTGGTGGCGACCTAGATGAACTCTCACGGATGCGACCAATGATCGAATCCTGGGGCAAGTCGATTGGCTGCACCAGAGTGACTTTGGCAGGCCGAAAAGGCTGGTCAAAGACATTTTTAAAAGACGAAGGTTACAGCCCACAGTGGTCTGTGATGGCAAAGGAGTTGTGATGGCGACAATTGACGAGTTATATCAGCAGTCCCTACTGGGTAATTTGCCGACTACCCTGACCCCGTACCAGCGGATCATGGCGCAGATGACGCCAACCATGAACCCGTACACGGGCGCAAGCCAAGCACTTGGCGGCTACGACCCAGCGCTTTACAGGCGCATGAGTGGATCAGGTCTGATTAATTTGGGTCAAGGCGGTGGTGTTATTGATTCTGGTGGTGGCGGCGGTGATTCTGGTGGAGGTGGCGGCTTATCACCAGGTCGATCAGGGCCAAATGTTTCGTTTGGGCCTGATAATTTTATGGTTGCAAACAATGTCAACCCCAACATGGTGGGTGGAATAACTGGACTGCTTGGGTTGCTTACTGGCATTCCAGCCTTGGGATTTGTAGGCAGGGAACTTGCCAAAAGATCAAACTTTACAAACGATCAAGCGGCCATGTTTGGGAATGTCGGACTAAGAGACACCACAGACCCTGCGAACCTGAGTGGTTTGCTGGGGCAAACAGCCACAACTGGGCCAACAGGCACGGGCGGTCAAGCGGCATCGGCGGCGGCATCTGCTGCGGCAGCGGCCTCTGCGATGGGGTATAGCGATGCGGCAATTGCTGCGGCCTCTCAAGCGGCGGCTAATGCTGCTGTTGGTGGTTTATCGCCGGCTGAAGCTGCGGCGCTGGGATCAGCGGCTGCGCAAACTGTTGCAAATGATATTGATGCTGTATCTGCTAGTCGGGGGATTACACAAGGCGCAATTACTAGTCCTGTAAACGCACCAGACATTACTACAGTAGACCTTGGCCCTGCACCAGATACAGGTGGCGGCGGCGGTGGTGAGGGCATTGGTGGTGGAGACATTAGCGGTCAAAGTGAGGGAACTCCCGCACTTGCAATGGGCGGCTTAGTTGACAGAGTTGGCGGCCCTAATCCACCAGGCCCAGATGACGGCACTGGCATGTTGCAGCTTGGCGAGTATGTCATCAAAAAATCAGCGGTCAAGAAGTACGGCCAAGGGCTGCTAGACATGATCAACGATGGCAAGATACCTGCCAAAAAAATGAAATCTTTACTCGGATAAGGGGCGAAAAATGTCTAAAGGCGGCTCTCAAACATCATCGACCTCGATTGATCCACAGATCAAAGAGGCGTTTCTGCAAAATGTCCAGCAGGCCCGAAATGTGGCCGGTGCATTACCCGTCCAACAGTTTGCTGGCTACAACCCGCTTTATCAGGCTGGTGAGCAGCAGGTGGTCAACCAGTCTCTGACCCCGTTCACTGGTCAGGAAATTAGCGGGTTTATGAATCCGTATCAGCAGGAGGTCATTGACCGCAGCCTTGCCGACATTGAGTCAAGCCGCCAGATGCAAGACTTGAGAGATCGTCAGGCTGCCACGCAAGCCAGAGCCTTTGGTGGCTCGCGCCAAGGTGTGCAGTCATCACTGACCAATGCCGCTGCACTCAAGCAAGCCGCTGACCTGTCGGCAAACCTGCGCAATCAGGGCTTTGGCCAAGCTGCGCAGTTGGCTCAATACGCCCGCGGCCAGAATCTCCAAGGCGGCCAGAATGTGCTGGCACTTGGCGGTGCGCGTCAGGCTTTCGAGCAGCAGCAGCTTGATGCGCTGCGCAATATCGGCATTCAGCGTCTGGGCATATCTCAGTCGGCGCTTGGCTTTAACCCTGCCGCCTTGGGTGGCAGCACAACGACTCCATACAGTCGCAATGTCGGCGCGGGTGCTTTAGGTGGCGCTTTGGCTGGCTCTCAGTTGGCTGGCTACAGTGACGGCGCATTCAGCGGCGGCGAAGGTGCAGCAATCGGCGCATTGCTTGGCATGTTTGGTTAAGGGGATAAAAATGGCAACAGCATTTGATTTTGGCAGCATTTTCGGCGGCGGCATGGGTGGCACTCCAACGGGTCTTGATGCGCTGCTGAGTGAAGACCAGCGCAAACTCATGGGCCGCAACGCTACTCTGGCGGCGGCTGCTGCACTGCTGCAAGCCGGTGGCCGCAGCACTACCCCCATCAACCTTGGCCAAGCCCTTGGCTCGGCTCTGCAAGCTGGTCAGCAGGGCTACCAGCAGGCGCGTGCTGGGTCATTGCAAGACCTAATGGTCGGCGAGAAGCTGAAAGAGGCTCAAGACGAGCGTCAGCGCAATGTAGACTATTTTGAAATGTTGCGCCAAGCTGGCCAGCCAGCGCCACCAATGCAGCCATTGACTGGCCCAGCAGTGCCGCCTGTTGAAAGATTTATGTCAGAGACAGCGCCAATGGCTAGGCCAGCAGCAACCGGCCCATTTGCTGGCTTGACCCCACAGCAACTTGGTCTGCTGCGAGGCTTGCCACGCAAGGAAGGTTTGCAGTTTGCGCTGGACGCCACCAAGCCAGAGGCTTCACCAGACGCAATCAAGACGCTACGAGCCTTGGGCTTGCAGCCTACTTTGGCAAACTTGCGCCTGCTTGACAAGCCAGAGGCATCACCATCAGAGTTAAGAATTTTGGAGGCTACGGGAACGCCGATTACGCTTGCAAACATTATGCAGCTTAGAAGGTCTGGGGCAACAAATGTCACAGTACCAATTGATGTTGGTCAAAAGGGTTTTGAGAATGAGCGTGGCCTTGGAAAAGATTTTCGTGCAGAGCCGATCTACAAAGACTTCAGCGACATGCAGACGGCGTACACACAAGTGGTTTCTTCATTGAAACAAGGCACACCAATTGGTGATGTTGCTGGTGCTACCAAAGTGATGAAGTTGCTCGACCCTGGCTCTGTTGTGCGTGAGTCTGAACTCGGCATTGCAATGGCCGCTGGTGGCCGCATGGATCGCTTGCAGAACTACTTTAGCAACATGATGTCGGGTCAGAAGCTGACACCACAGCAGCGTGACGATTTCGAAAGTTTGTCCAACGAACTATATGCCGCCGCCGGTCAGGCTTACAACAAGAAGCGCTCCGAATACTTGCAAATGGGAGATCGTTACGGCTTCAAGAATTTAGAAACTGTACTTGGCGCACCGGCCACTGTTCCATCAATTATGCGCAAACCGCAACCTGGCCCTGATGGCGCACCGCAAAAACGCAAAAACCTAAACGACATTTTTGGGGGCTAATGATGGAAGACATCC